TTTCACTGCAAACTCCTACACTTCCCGTATTCATTCCACAGGTGCAACTCGGACAATCTGATCCTAATAAACTTATATACTCAATTACGATGTCATATAATTACTTAGGAACTGTTTATGAATTTAGGCAGTTTATAAATTATGTCCCGACTGATCTATCATTACCTCTTCCAAATCCTCCTCTTGACTTCCAAGATCTAACAAGTGAATACTATTTCGTGTTTACTTACCAGCATTGGGCGTTGATGCTTAACAACACGCTCACAGCTTGTTATAATGGTCTAAATGCTCTTGTTGTCGGTGCAGGTGGTGCATTACCAAGTCCTAACACTCCATTCTTTGAATTTGATCCCCAGGCTTTGCTATTTATTCTTGATGCAGACGAACTCGGTTATGACAGAGGATTAGCAAATCCAATTAAGATATTTGTAAACACGCCACTTTACACGCTACTCAGTTCTTTCCAATTTACTAAATATGGATTTATTAACATTACTAACGGCAAAAATTACCAATTTGACGTGTATAATGTCAACAATACAAATGTTCTAAACTTGCCTACTTACAATGCCCTACAAATGTATCAGGAAGGTTCTACAATTGCTCTACTCAATCCCATTCAGTCCTTAGTTTTCACTACAGCAATGCTCCCAGTCATTCCCAGTCTTACAAGTGTTCCGAAGGTGTTTAATGCTCCAAGTGGTTTGTTTAATGTAGGTAATAACTCTAACTTGACACCCGTTCTTACAGACTTCCAAGTCCCGATTAGCGCAACTAACACCTATAGACCGTCTGTAGAATATACGCCAAGTAGTGAATATAGATTAGCGGACTTATACGGCACTTCTCCCCTCTCTGCTCTTGAAATGTCTGTATTTTGGAAAGATGTGTATGGTGGACTACACCCGTTCTTCCTGGGGGCTGGTTGCAGTGCTAATATCAAAATTATGTTTAGACGCAAAGACTTCAATACCGCTTTACTCCATAAAACAATTTAGAATACCCCGATATTCCGCCAAGAACATTAATTTATAAGTATAAAAATTATATTTATAATTTACAAATTTATTTTCTAACCATTTAATATAAATACTATGTCCCAGGATTTCTCTAAAGTTCTCGTCAAAGATGACCGCTTAGGCAATATTACAGATGCCGTTAAGTATGCCGTAGTAAAGGGCGGACAGAATATGACTGTTTCTAACTTCCTTGCAACATCTCAGACTACAAGCTCCCACGTCTACAACATTCAAGTCCCCAGCGAACAGACTATTATAGATCGCCGTGTGCTTTGGCGTAGTTCAGTTGTCCTCAAGGTAAGCGGAACAGCCCCCGTAGGTCAATATCTAATTGATTATGGCTACTCCGACGCACTCGCCCCGTTTCCCCTACACCAGCTCTGCTCTGTGATGACTGCTACAATCAACAACAACAGCGTTTCTATCAATATGCGTGATGTTCTCCCTGCAATTCTCCGTTTCAACGACCGTAGGGAACTTGCTCGTTATAACGGCTACACACCTACTGCATTTGATACTGTTGCAGACTACGCTTCGCTTCTTGGTGGTAATGCAAATCCTCTGGGTGCTTGGGCGAACAACGCAGACAATGACCTTGTCCCTCGTGGTTCTTGGGTGCTTGACTGGGTTTCTTCATCTCCTACCACTGTAATCCCTATTACGCCTTCTACAGGTGCAACGCAAGAAATTTATATTAAGTTCACGGTTTCTGAGCCTCTGCTCCTCAGTCCTTTTATCTTTGCCGATCCTAAGAGCAACAACCAGGGTTTCTACGGCATCCAGAATATGAACTTCGTTTTCAATATTGCCGATGCTAAACGTGTGTGGCGTAATGCTCCTTTGGTCGGTGCAGGTGCAGTCGCAAAGACATTCTCTGTCTTCAACTTCAGCAATTCCGAACTCATTTTCAACTTCCTGACTCCTCACCCTTCCGACTTGCTCCCAGCACGTAATGTTGTTCCTTTCTACGAACTGCCCCGATACATTACAGCACCTAATGTTGCTCTTGCTTCTGGTGCAGAAGGTGTCCTACGCACTTCAAACATTCAGCTCAATCAAATCCCCGATAAACTCATTGTAATGGTTCGTAAGTCTATGGGCGCTCAGACAAACACAGACCCCGACTTTTTCCTCTCCATTAAGAACATCTCTCTATCTTTCAACAACAGCTCAGGCATTCTTGCCTCCGCAAATACCCAAGATCTCTACCGTTATTCAGTAGAGAACGGCTCTAACCAGTCGTGGTATGAGTTCAGCGGTGAGGCGAATTTGCATAACCCTGCTGGTGGTGCAGGACTTTCTATTCCTACCTCAGGTTCTATGCTTGTATTGGAGTTCGGCAAGGATATTAACCTTGTTGAGGATTTCTACGCTCCAGGCTCTCTCGGCAACTTTAACATTCAGCTCCAAATGACAGTTAAGAACCAAACCGCCCAGAACCTGAGCGACCTTGAAATCGTGATGATTACAATGAACTCAGGCGTATTTGTGTGCGAACGTGGAACTTCGTCCACCTATACTGGTATTCTCACTAAGTCTGACGTGCTTGAGGCTTCGTCCCAGGAAGCATATACACGCTCTGACGTGAGCCGTATGGTTGGAGGTGGGTTCCTTGATACACTAAAGTCAGTAGCGGGTAAGGTTCTCCCTAAACTTGCTCCCGTTGCAAAGGCTATACTCGGTCAGGTAGAACACCCTATGGCTCGTGCAGGTGCTGATGTCCTTGGTGCTTTGGGCTATGCGAAGCCAAAGGGCAAACTCTCAGGTCGTCTAATGTAAACAATCTTTCCGACATCAAGTCTTAAATTTATGATCCCAGAACTTATTTTATAAATAATATAAATTATTATTTACAAAATCTTTTTTCTAACTATAATATATAAACTATGTCCGCAATTGAATTTTGCTCTCCGTCAAAGACATTCGGTGTTGATATTACACTTGTTGCAGGAAATGCTACTACTGCAAAACTCACTAATTTCCTTCGTGGTGTTTCTAAAGTCATAGGAGTTGTCAGTAAAGTTGCAGGAGGAACTCCTGGCTCTCCTTCTGTGGGAACTATTACACCTTCTGTTGCAGGAGCTGCAATTGGTTGCACTGTTGCCCTTAACTCTACTAATGCTTTAGATACGTCTACATACACACTGTATTGGACTAATGAAGTAGGCTCTGGTCTGCTCCCCGCTTAAAAAATATATATATAGTTATGATTTTATATCGTTATTTATAATAAGTATGAATAACAATACAAATAAAATTTCTTATTCCGATGACTTTGAAATACTACTTAAAGACGAAGCAGAAAAGGCAGAGGCTATGTCGCTATTGCATAATAAAGCCTATCACAGGTTTAATAAATTTAGCGTTGCTGTCAATATCCCAGTAATTATTCTATCCAGTTTTGTAGGATTTTTAAGTCCCCTGAATATGTTTCAAAATCAGGCTATTATGCTTGGGTGTCTAAGTATTTTTATAGCAATCATAAAGACAACAGACAACTATTTTGATTTTACAAAACGGTGTGAAACGCATAGAATGACCGCATTAAATTATATTAAAATTTCAAAATGGATACAAATACAACTCAGTTTAGAACGAGATTGTAGAGTGATTGCAAGTGATCTATTTACAATAATTAACAATGATCTACAGAATATCAGAGATGCAGAACCTGCTATACCAAAAGAAACCATATTAGATTTTAATAGACAGTATGGAGATGAACCAACCTGTAAACCCGCCATTACAAATGGATTAACAAAAGTTCATATCAACAAAAAAACTATAGACAATCCTAAAACTGATATACCTATAAATATAATAGTGTCCGAAGTGAAAAAATAATAAATATTTGAATATAGAATTTAGATTTAAATTAATTCTAAAATTAATTTCTAAGTTAGATATATAATAAGATGCCTTATGACAACACATATAATCGTATGGTCGCCGATGACATTATGAAGCTAAACAAAAAGTATATAGATCACGAGAAGTCTATGGAAGGATCTGGAATGTCTGGTGGCTTCCTTGGAGCATTAGCAGGTATGCTACTTCCTCAGATTATTGGTTCTGTTGGTAAACTTTTTGGTAATGGAATGAGTGGCGGTGCAGGTTGCGCTGGATGCCCCGATGATGTGGCGGAGTGTGTATGCGGTGATGCTAATAAAGAGGAACTGGAAGGACGAGGATACGGTTCAACTGGCGGATTTGCTGAAGGCACTATGATGGATACAGGTTTTGATCGCACAATTGGAGCTGGAATGTCTGCAGGGGTTAAGAAGTATAAAAAGCGTAAGTCTGCTGTAGGCTGTGGTCGTAGCGGTGGCGGTGTTTCTGGTGGTATGATGTTTAGTAATATCAGAGAGAAGATGGCGCAAAATAAAATTAAGCCTGGAAATACTAAAGGGATTTATGAACTTTCAGGCATTAAAAATATAGTTGACGCAGAGAAACTGAAGCAAGGCGGTCGTAAAA